TTTAGTGTGCTTGTTTCGTGTGCGACATTAGTGACTTTAAGTGTTGACATTAATCAGCCTCCTCTGCGGTGTTTCCCTCTGCTACCCAAGCGAGGTACTCTTGGTAGTCGGTGTTTGCCTCGTCAAATGGAATAGATAACGTTCTATTTGCATAGATTTTATTTACAACATTGATTTCTGATGAGATAGGGTCTTTGTATAGTTTGTATTTAATAAATGACATAGTTAAAGTTCCGCTGAAAAAGCAATTTTTGCTGAGGCATTATCGCTAACCCAACGATTAGCATGACCTGGAGTCCTTGAGGAGTCTCCTGTCGCATACCATAAAACTGCATTTTTGTTTGTTTTATAACTTGTTAAACTGCCATCTATATGACAAGAGCCACCCGCTGAATATACAATGTAATAATTACCACCAGTATTAGCATCTATTGTTGGAGTTGTTCTCATTTCAACAGGCAGTTGTACACCTCCATCAACTTGTGTCGCAGAGTAGTGATCTCCAAAACAAACAAACTTTTGATCTCCCTCAATCCATAGTATATAATATCGTCTACAAAGCTGAAGCTCCTGACCGAATGACCTATGCTCAAAATCTGTTGCCGTGTCGCCTACTTCTAATTGAACTCCTGTAATTTCAAATGTTGCATCATTTGTTGTGTACCATGTTGAGGTGTTATCAGGTGTATGAGTGCTACTACTAAAAGCAGCCCATTGATTTAAGGTGACTGATCCTGTTTCATCAGTGCCTCTAAATATAGTAAATTCTATTGATAAACCTTCTGCATTATTATTATCAAATTGTAAGTTACTATTTCCTGGAATTGTTTTTGTGATTTTAGTCCAAGTATCAGCAGATAAAGAACCAGTTTCAAATGGATAGTTTTGTGCTGTACCATCAGAAGTTTTCACTTTACCAAAAAAATTCTGTGCAACACTTGATTTAACATAAAAACTTAATGTCACATAACTTGAAGTGGAAGTGTAGTTCCAACCACTATTCCTTATATCCTGTGCTTCTAAACGATGTTGTATAACAATTCTATCGCTTGATCCAGCACCACTTGTTTGATTACCATTAGTAATTTTATAAGCTTTTGTAAGACCTTTTGTAAAAGGTAAATCTGAACTACCTACATCAACTTGTGCCTGAGTGGGTGCTTCATCTGTTCCTGATACATTAAGTTTAAATCTATCAACAGTTGCATAGTTACCTGATGTAGATGAAGTACCACGTTGAGCCACTTGCATAGCTCCGTTAATTATTAAATTTCTATTACCTAACTGCCCTCCATTAACACCAGTTATATTTTGCAGACTGTTTGATGAATCTTTGCTAACAACAGTTCCATCAACATCACTAGGTAATGTAAGCGTTTTATCTGATGCAGGGTTGCTGGTCGGAGCAGCTATGATAACTCCATTTCCACCGCTATGTTTTAGCTTAATACTTGCCATTTATCCAGCCTCCAAAGCAGCGACTTTTGTTTCTAATGTTTCTACTTTAGCTGATAATTCTTGGATAGCTTTTATACATAAAGAAACCATATTTCCATATTTCAAAGCATCTGTTTGGTTATCGCTGTCGTACTCTACAAATTCGGTAAGTCCAGCATCATGTACTTCTTCAGCAATTAAACCACCAAAAATAGTATCTCCATCATTGTTACCTTTATATGTAACTGATCTGAGTTTATTTAAATCTGCTAAACCATGTGTCGCATCTGTAATAGTATTTTTATAACGTCTTGAAGATGTATCTCTTTGCATTAGCCCATCAGATTGAACTCTTACGTTTGCACCTCCACTTGTAGTATTATCGTAAATCCTTTGTACTCTTAAATCACCACTAGCATCAATCTGTAGTCTAGTTGCAAAAGAAGCAGAAGGATCTCTTACTTCAAGTCCATCATGTCCATCAATACCAAATCTATTTAAACCAAAATAACCAATTCGACTATTTGCATAAGCCTCACCAAAATCTATTCTGGCACTATCTGTACTTCCGTGAACTTCTATTCCATCTGAAGTTGTAGAAAGTTTTTTACTGTTATCGTATCTAAGTGATACATCACCATTCTGTACGAATTGAGCCATAGTTTCTGACCCATCAGCACTTAATATTCCAACTTCTGATGCTTCAATTCTTAATGTACCAGTACCAGCATCTTTTATAAAGCTATGACTTCCATCATGATAAATTTGTAAATCCGAAGAAGTGCCTAATTGTATTTTTCCAGAATCATTAGGAATATTTAAGTTTCCAGAACTATCAACAGTTGCTCTAGTTACACCACCTGTATTTATATTGACTTCATCAGTACCAAAACTTACTCCTGTATTACTATCTGAACCTTGTAATGCTGGTGCGGAAGCTGATCCATCAACTCCAGAAATACCAGTAGTGCCGTTAATGTTTAATGCCATAATTAAAGAATAACAAGAATTGCACCAGAAGGCACAGTTATTGTGACTCCTGAGTTAATTGTAGGACTAACAGTATGTGCGTTTTTATTTGCCGTAATACTGTAAGAAGTTGTTGCAGTTTGGTCATTCTCAAAGAACACTTCATCTGTACCTCCTCCCGTAGCTCCAGCACCTCCCCCGATAGCACCCCATGCTCCGTTGTTGTACCCTTCAAACTGGTTAAGAGTTGAGTTATGTCTTAACATACCAACAGCAGGGCTGCCATCTCTCTGAGCCGTTGTGCCAGATGGTATGGTCAAACTAGATGTATAGTTATGAGTTATCTTTCCTGTAAAAGTACCTCCAGCTTGAGGCATTAAACCTAAATTAGTACTAGCTGCTGTTCCTACAGTTACATATCCATTATTTGCTGCATTTCTTATCTTTAAAAGTCCATCGGATGTATCAACGTGCCATTGGAACGCATAGTTGGTTGTCAACGCACCAGATTTACTGTTATTAGACGCAATAGCTTGTAAAACACTATTAATGTCTGCTCTTACGGCACTACCAGTTCCGTTATCAATTATAAAATCGTGTTCTGCCATTTAAACAAGTAACATTGTGCCTATTCTACCCTCCTTTACCAAATCCGACAGCCTGATAAGTGAAATTTCTATCAATCGAAGCATTTGATGAGTTTTTAAAGTGAACAGTAAAACCCGTTCCAGATATACTGGACACTTCAAAGTAATCTCCTGATGCCATATTCTGAGCATTGATACCAATAGAGGGTAGATTGGAATTTGCTCCTAATAATGCTGACGTTCCAGTGAAGAACGGATGAGTGAAAGTAATAGCCTTTGCACCTGCTCCGCTTGCTGTTAGATTACCTTGTTCTGTTCTTCTCTGTAAAGATGCTGTATAGCCTAACTGCGAAACCCTTATATCCTGTGCAGTATCATTACTTGTTAACTTAGCCCTAAATTGAAATCCTCTTCCTTTATAAGTACCATTTGCAAAGGTTTGAAAATCAGAATAGGTGGGAGATCCAGAACTAGGATTATCTTGCGTAACTCTTACTAACATTTCAGCATTAACCTCTGTAGCTGTAGCCCCGTCAAAATCAGTAATATCATCAATCAAACCTCTCGAATCAAATAAATCTGATGGATAGAAACCTTCTGTCAGGAAGTGACGTTTGAGATCAAGACTGAACACACCACCTAAATCTAAAGTTGTACTACCTGCTGCACCTCCAAAATCATAAGTACCAGAACTTGCAATCCCACCGAAATCATCTAAAGAACCAACCGCATCAAAATCAGTTATCGTATCAAACAACCCAGAACCAGCTAAGTTGATAGTTCCTGTAGCAGAATCAAAATCAATACTGGTCTTTGTTCCTTGAAACTTAGGACTATCTAAATCTTCTCTTCTAGTTTGTGTTATTAAAGGAGCTTGGTTATCAGGTAAATCAATAATTACACTTGTCTCTCCTGGACTGAATCTATCTCCATCATCTCTGAATTTAAGAATATACTCACCTTCAAGATATGGAACTTCAGCAGTTGTTGTATTACCAGCTAACGCTTCAATCAAATCAACAGAATTAGTAAATGTACCAGATCCATCTGTCTTTGTTGAGTGTCTTACATAAACACGACCACCATGAATAACGTCAACGTCAGTAGATAAATTCCAA